GATTATAATCAAGCCAAATATCTCCAGAGGTTCTTATTGATAATTGCTGGTAAGCTTCAAAGCTAACATTGTTACACTCATTAATAAATAGATCTGTTCTTCTAGAACCTCTTAACTTATCTGGTTGATCTGTAGAAAAGAACTCTATGTAACTTCCATTAGAGAATGTGTATTTTAATGTTGTTCTATTATACTTCTCTTCGTAGTATCTGTTTAATCCTTTTAGGATGTTTAAAAAGTCTTTTAATGCTCCTCTTCTTAAATGAGGAACTGATTCAGATACTACACTTATCTCGCTGCCTGCATTTCTTATTGCCTGATCTATTAAGATAGATAGTATACAAATAGTTTTACCAGCAGAAGTTCCTCCTCTTACTATCTTAACTCTTTTGTCTAATGCAAGAAGTTTGTCAAACGCTATCGTCTTTCTGACTCTCATTAATCAATAAACAGTGGAGTGTCTTCGTTTATTGTAATATCTTTTGTTTCTCTTGGTTTACCTGCGTAGTAATTATAGAACAGCTGTACATACTTAAAGTCTCCTTTTTCTACTCCAGCTTTCAGAGCTTGATATGCAGCATCTTCTAAAGGACTTAATTTTTCTATTAAGTTTAGTTCCTCTGCTTTAGGTTTTCTACCTGCTCCTTGTCTTTTTCCTCCGTGTGCCATAACTTGAAATAACTTGATTAATCAATAATACAATAAAAAAACTTATCATTTGTTAAAACTCATTTAAATATCTATTCTCTATTTCCCAATTGCCTGCATAGAGTTCAAAGGTAGTTCCATCCTTTCTTGTTCTGATCGTACCTTTAGGATAATAGTTACCCTTTTCTTTAAATTCTTCTTTGGTTACCCACCCACAGACTGTAAGAACTTTAGTGAATCTATTTATGGAAGCGAATATAAAAGCATCAGCTATATAACCTATTTGTGTGTCTAGGACATTATTTACATAATAGTCTTTAGGATCTACTTTTCTTTCCATACACTTAACATCTGCTTTGTAACCATTCCAATCAATATCATATCCTCCATCAAATCCTCCTAGTCCTGTCATTAGTTCTATACCTAGATAGTCTCTTATGGTGTTTTCTCCTACTATTCCTATGTATTGATTTCTCTTGTTGCCATCTGCAAATCCTCTCATACCGAAGTCAACTCTCTCTACCAACTTTTTACTGTAGGTAATGATTTCTTCGTTAAGAGTTATTTGTAACATTAGTCTAGCAAGTTAACGTTTTGATATTTGTCTTTTAGTTGTTCGTATTGTTTTTTAAGTTCCAAGTAATTTTCTAGTAATCTCTCTAGGTTATATTCCAGCTTCTTGTCTGCTTTCTCATATCCTAAATACTTTCTAAACTGTTCTTTTATTTTAGTGTAGACGTTTAGTAATCCTTCATCTTGCTTTAACCAATAGTCAAAAGAGTTACATGCATGTAGTACAGATGCGTGATTTTTATTAACTGTCTTTCCTATTTTAGTATAAGTCATATTAGTGTATTGACGAAGTAGATTATAATACATTGCTCTTGCTTCAACAAAATCTCTGTCTCTACAAATTAATGTGTGTTCATTTTCTAGATCAATATTAGTTTCGTCCTTTATTATTCTTTTTAATTCTGAAGTTATCATAGTTATAATATTTGTTTTCGTTTATTGCTTTTAGTATTCCAGCACATGCTTCATAGTTTTCTAAAGTCTCATAAAGCTTTATAGCTCTTTCTAGTTCTTCTGTTGTTGAACCAGCTGCTAAATCCATTAATGCCATTAGATAGTATTTTTCTATTTCATCATTGTAGGGTTCCTCGTAATACATATTCATTTAATTCTGATTCTCTTTTTACGAAGTATTCTTCAAACGTTTTAATTGCTCTTTCTAATTTTTGTTTTCCTGATAGGTAGAAGCTTTCTTTTGCATCCCACATACCTAAATCTCCCTTTCCTTTGTCTATTGCAAAGAAATAAAATTTATCATAAGTTACATTAAATAATTCACAATAAATATAAAGCTGTACATCATATGAATATTTCTTGGCTGAATAAGGAAATGCTTTTACATCTGATGTTGTTTTTAAGTCTGCTATAAAACCATCACCAAGAATATCTGCTTTAGCACGGAACGGATAACCATGTAACATTCCTATAGCTGGTATTTCAAACTTTGCTCCTCTTGTCATTCTTTGCCATAGATCATTCTGCAGTAAAGCGTCTACTGTATACATTGCTTTGTCATAGTCTTTTCTTGTATATACAAATTCATCTGATCCTACTTCAGCTACTTTCTCTGTGTATTTTTTTGTTCTTGTTGATTGTACTTCTACTATGTGTATTAAGTTATCTATCTTATCTGGTTCTAATGCTGCTAAATGTATAAGCCTTCCTGCTTTAAAAGCTGGGTTATCTGACTTAAAGTTTAAACTTCTAGCGTAAGCTTTAGGACTATCCATTAAATATTTTATAGAAGAAGAGCTTAATGCATTTCTTCCTAGTTCTCCATAGTAAAAACTATCGTCATCCATTTTAGGAATTAAATCTTCTGGAGAATATTGTTTTCCGTTAAGTAATGTTATTGTATTGTTCATAAGCATATCTAATATTATTAAGTCCAAAGTTCTTTTTGATTAGTTTTGTTTTGATTGTCGTGTATGTTTAAAGCTACATCTAATATTGTTTTTCCTACATTATAATCAACTAAATTTCTTGCTATTTTATCTCTTCTCTGTCTACCTTTATATTTATAAAAGTCATAATCATGAAATTCACACCATTTTTTTATTTCATTATCGGAACCCATTATTCCTCCTTTTCTTTCATTTAAATTTATTGGTAAATTAAAATTAGTCCAATATAAATGTCTTCCTCTTTTTTGAGCTGGTATTAAAGGTTCATAATAAGGAATTACATTTTCTACTACATATTTACCATTAAAAAAATTATCTAAAAAAATTATTTCTTGATATAAAGACATATCAGGATATTTATAATTAAAGTTTTTATGATTTTTTTGAGAAACTCTAACTCTTGAGTGAGTTGGGCAAGGTGGACTACTCCAAATAAAATTAAATTCAGAAAAATGGTCTAACAAGTATTGATGAGCATCTGCTACAATCACCTTGTCATTTGGAAATCTTTCTTGATATAAATCTGCTAGGTCTGGATCCCATTCAACAGCTGTAATATCGTGGTCATCTCCCCATTTGTATCTATTACCTCCTAGACAAGCATATAAATTTAATATTTTCATTATTTTGTTATGTGTGTATCTAGATAGTCTTGTAATGCTGCAAGTAATCTCCAAGCTGCTTTGGCTAAATGTAACATACCGTCATCATCATAAGGATTTACACTATGGTCTATTATATGTCTTACAGCTGCATCTAGGTGATCTTTGCTTTTACTTTTATCCCAATGTAATGGTTTGTCTGGGTGATGTTGTTTATTACCCATTAAACTCACTTTGCTTATTTTTAATAAAGCTGTAGGAAAATACTTCAATACTCCTGTATATACTGGCATTTGTTTTCTTTCTTCGTGCTTGCTCATAGTCCTAGATCTTTACCTTTGTTATACTTCTTTACTGTTTTTCTTGCTTCTTCAAGTTCTATTTCAACTCGCCTTGCTCTTTTTAATGCTCTAACTTTATCTGATCTATATGACTCTATAGTTTTTTCATATGTTCTTCTCTCGTATTCAAGATGAGCTACATAGATTCCTATCTCTGCTAAACACCCTTTGCATTCTTTTATTTCTTCGTTGTTTGATTCTTTACCCCACTTCATTAATTTATTTCCTAAAGTCTGGTAGTTTGTAACGTATTCTAGTTCTTTGATTAATTCCATTTTATTTGTATTCATTGTAAATTGCTTCTAATTTATTATACACTTGTCCAACAAAGCAAGGAGAACAATTAGTAAGTTTCTTTGTGTCTTTAAAAACTCTATTGTATATCTCTAACATTCTTGGTGCGTATTCTGTAATATTGTTCTTTTTTTCTTGAAATATGTCTTTAAGATACAAAAATTCCTGTTCAGTAAAAAGCTCTGGCATTTTATAAGGAAACAATTCATTAAGTTTCTTTTTTCTTTTATCACACCCACAATCTGCATCTAGAGCTTCTGCTACTGTATCTACTACTTTTTTTATTCCTGTTGCTTTAGTTATCTTCTCAACAGTATCTCCAAACCCTTTAGAGGATCTTTCTTTATGATATTCAAAATTTGCTTTAAATGTTTTATAATCGCTCATAATCTTCGTTTTTGTAATCTTCGTAATCTTCTTTTAATTTATCTTTAATAATATTTTTTGCGTTCTTTAATGTATTAAATATACTAACCCAACTTATTTTTGTTTCTGCTGCAATCTTTCTAATACTCATATTTGTATCTCTATATAATACAAAAAGTTTTTTATCATACCAGTGCCAATCTTCTATCTCTTGATCAATTTTTTCACATATATTATTATAAGCCTCTTGTTCACGAAGATCTGTATTATCTTCTAACTGTAAGAGCCCATCATCAATAGAGACTTTATGAACTTTACGTTTAGAGTTATAATATAAGTAATATGTAGTACGTAGAGTAAAATACATATACCCCCTACGTATGACACCATTCTCAATAACTTTTTCTGGTTTAGCATATTTATATAATATTAAATAACTTTCTTGTACAATGTCTTCTGCATAATCATACTCACCAAATTGGTTTACTATTCTGATCCATTCTTTATGTTGCTTTGCTACAATCTCTAACCAGTCTGCCTTTGCTCCCATTTCACAGTAACATTTATAAATCCTATTACACATTGTAAAGTGTATTCATCAAATCCATCATCATATTGTTCTTTGTGAAATAAAGCTCCTAACATAAAGCCTTTAATTATTGCTATATAAATATCAGCATTTTTGAATTGTCCGATCATTACAAATATAGTTGTCAGTATTAGTAAAAATATTAATATCAAAATAGCAAATCTTTTTTGTTTTTTTCTATTAGGTCTCTGTCCATAAAAGTAAAACCTATATTATTTTTCTCCATCCTTAATCTTAATGGTTCATCAAAAGGAGTACATCTTCCACCTGTTTCCATTTCTTTCACCTTTAAAATAAATAACATAGAATATACCCAATCACTAGGATGAGACGTATACCTATGTATGCAAATTAAATCATCACAACGGTTTCCCCATTTACCACCTCCTTCAACGCTAGCCATATTCAAAGGCATTGGCAATCCTTCATAATCGTGTCCTTTAGGATGTGTTCTTCTTAATGCTTCTGTTACCCCATGAGCATTTAAGAAAACTGTTATGTTATTTTTTTTAGCAAACAATCTAAACTCTGTGCTTACTTGATAGTCATACTCGTGACCTCCTACTTCTTTGTATAGTTGTTTATCTTTTATCAAAGAGTTATAAGGATCTATAAGTATTGCATCATAATCCCAAGCATCTTTAATAGCTTTTGCTTCTTCTAATAGTTCTTTATATGTATAAAGTTCTTCTACATCTATAATTTTAAAATATGAATCAGACCATTCTAATGCATCTTTTATCTCTGCGTCCTCTGCCTTTGTAATAGGCTTACGCATCTTGAACTCTACTATTTTTCTTTGAATTGATTGTGGTGTGTTTTCAGAGGACCACACTAGAAACCTCTTTTTGTGTTTAAGAGCCCATAAAACGAATAAGTACAATATAACCGTAGTCTTCCCCACATTAGCGTGTCCAATCAACAGATTAAAGTTTCCTTGCTTATATCGTAAATATTCGTCTATATCTGGAACTCCTATTTTTAATCCCTGCTTTACTCTTCCATGCTTAATGTCTAATAATTTTTTAAATATAGAGGAAGAGTTTGCTATCATTTTAGAATGGGAGATTGTCGTTTACATCTGGCATTTGATTATTTGAAGTTGTTTCTGCAACTGCATTAATAATTTTCCAGCCTGTAACATTAATGTAATATTTACCTTTGTGTTCGTTAGATCTTAAGTTTATAGCTATATTAGCTGTTTGTCCAACTTGTAAGTTGTTTACTAAATCAATATTCTTATTTAAAAAATCTACTGGTATGGTTTGACCATATTCGCCAGTAGTCTGTACTAATACAGTTTTTTTCTTTAACTGCTTAATAGTTTCTAAACTTCCTATTGATTTAATAGTTCCTGTTAATTCCATATTTATTTTTTATTTATATTATATAACATTTTATAGTCCTCTGTTGTTGGCAACAAATTTTTCTCGAAGTAAAGATACTTTCCTATTAGACTAATGTCTCCTAGTATTTGTTCTTTCTCTTTATCGGTAGCATTTCTCCATACAGGATTAAGTGCTATTTCGGTAGCTCTATCTACAGCTCCTTGTTTACTTATAGAATCTTGTGTTTGATTGATTCTAGTCGGTTTCTTGTTCTGTGTCATTTTTAAAAAATTTATTTATTATTAATTGTTTTTCTTCTTTACTTAAGTAGTTGGCTTGTAAAATTTCAAATAAAGTAGTTCTTAATTTATCTATTTCTTCTTGCTTTTGTTTAAGTAAATTGATGTAATGTATTTCAATCATAACATAAAGTTAAAAAAATTATTTTAATATTATAATAAAATGTTAATAAATATAATTCAAAAAAAAAGAGGGAACTTAATCCCTCTCTTAAACAAAGAACAATAAAAACTAGAAAAATTTCACGTATGAAAAGAAAATTCTTTTATTTTCTCATTATACTCTTCAATCATTTCTATGATTTCTATATCTGTAAATTTAGTAGTTAATCTGCTTTCTTCTAATAATTCTTTTGACAACTTATCACCAAGATATAAACTGAATCTATATTGCTCACCATATCGAAATACATTGCAAGCTACACATTGTGCGTGTACATTATCTTCATTCCATCTAGTTGCATAGTGTTTTCTAGATATAAAATGTCCTGCTTGTATTTTAGTCCAATGGTGTTTTTCACCACAAGTAGCACATCTACAATACCCTTCTTCATCTGCATCTCTTAATCTTATGTATTTTGAAAATACTGCGTCTAGTTTTTTTATTAAGTTCTTTCGTTTAGGTTTTCTAGGCATTTTATTTGTCCATACTTGTTATAAGATGTTTTCCTGTTTCAGGATCTATATCTCCTATTTTTTTATAAATATATTTAGAATTAGCTTTTACTTCTTTTTTTTCACTCTTTGTAGAGTCTGTACCTAGATTAGTATATTGTATTGCATCTAGTTTTAGTAGTTCATCTGTTCGATCTCTAACAGTTAAATTAAAATCACTTATTATTTTATCAGCTAATTTTCTTATATCATCCATATTTATAAATTATAATTTGTTATACATTAATTACCACTAACCCACCAAAGTTATTCACTTTTTTTTTAAAAGTAAATAGGTGAGTTAATTTTGTTTTAAACAGAAAATGTTAATACTCTCTTCTCTTGCCTTATCCTTTATAGGATTCTATACCTCTATAGATCTTCTGTTTAGTTCTTTTACAATTAAATGTTTTTTTCTGCTATATGCAGAATTACCATACATTGATATTAATTCTTCAGTTTTAAAACTACAAGGTGGGTAGTGTCTCCAAGTATATTGATTTCCAATTATCTTGCCTCTAGCATCTCTTTTATATTCCTTTGTAGATGGTTTTAATTTTACTGACATATTAGTTCGACTTGTTGTTTAGTTTCTCAAATGTTCTCATTCCTCCAAGCCCTAACATTCCTATTAATACTGTCATTAAATGTTCCATTTGTAAAGCTGGTGGAACTTGCTCTTGTCCTAAAAACCATATAAGTAAATCTCTTAATACAAAGTTATACGCTAATGCTATACCACAAACCCATCCAATAAATGGTCTCCATCCAGCTACAAAAATTGTTCTGTGCTGTGCTTCCACTTTGTTTATCTCTGATTGTAGTTCTATTAATTGTTGTGGATCAATTTCTTTTCCTTTGATAAGTTCTCTTATCTCCATTCCTAATCCACCTATATCAGATTGTGTTTCTAAACCTAATATTTTTTTTAATAATTTAAGCATATGTCCAGATTACTTTTTGTGTTTTTGTTGGATCACTATCAACGTGTATAAATGTGTTAGCAATACCTATCCTATAGAATCCAGCTTGTAGTAACGCTGATAGTATTTTGTATCTATACGTGCTGGATGTTGCATGTATGTCTGCAGCGAATCCTCGTAAATGTGACGAATTCTCTGATCCTCCCACTTTTTCATTATGTTCTTTAGTTCTGAATCCTGAATTAATTTTAAATGGTACCCCTGCAATTTGACGTGCATGGTTGAGCATGCGAATAAAAGTTGAGTCCATATTACGACCACTATCAGGAAAATCAGGCGAGTCAAATTCACTGTATGTAAAATATGATTTCATTAAACATTACATCTTTAATTTACCAAGCCATTTATTCCAGCCTTTAGCTACTGCAATGTTAAATTTTTCTAATTTGTTTGCTATGTATCTTAATATTCTAACCATTTCTATTGTTTAATAGTTGTATAATCTTAATTATTGTATAAACCAACGTTGCTATTATTAGTAGTCCTTGTAGTACTGCGTTTATTTCTGCTATTGTTATTACGTACACTGATATTCCTAATACTGTTGGTTCAAATCCATTCATCTTAATTTATTTTA